TACATTAATGGTTGCTAAGTATGCTCTTGGTCATGGAATCCTAAGACCAGAATGTGCAGCTACTATTAAGCTATCTGCTTCTTAATTTCAATTTATAGGGTATCTTATTATTAGATACCCTTTTTTTATTACCATGTATCATTCAAAGAAGAAAAAAAAGAAAGGTGGGAGAGACTCACTTAAAATTAAAAAGAAAGGCTATTAAATATGTTTGGCAAGAATAAAAAGAAAAAAGGTATTCTTGGATTAGAAGGTCAAGCTTATCTTGATGCTTATAATAAAAAGATGACCGATACAGGAAAAAGTACTCTTGCTGAAAAAGCTAGATTTTTTAAAGAGACACAGAAAGTTAAAGCACAAAAACTTAAACAGGCAGGTAACTAATGGCTGTAGCTGAAACCACAGAACTTGAATGTATCAACATTATGTTGGCTGCTATAGGAGAAGCACCTATAAACAGTCTTGTCGGTACTCTTCCTGTTGATGCTCGTATTGCTCAATCAACTCTTACTGAAGTAAACAAAAGTGTACAGTCAGAAGGTTGGTCTTTCAATACTGAAACAGATGTAACTCTTACTAGAGATGGATCTAATCATGTCAATCTACCTGCTGATGTATTAAGAGTAGATGCCAATATTCATCAACACCCGACCATAGATCCTATACAACGTGGTTTAAAATTATATGACAGACAAAATAATAAGTATGAATTTGATGAAGACTTGATTTGTACTGTTGTTTATTTTAGAGATTTTAATGAGATACCAGAACCAGCTAGATATTATATGAATATCAAAGCTGCAAGAATATTTGTTGATAGACTTGTAAGTGACCAAGGACTAAGAACTTATACACAACAAGACGAAGTAAGAGCTAGAGCTATATTAATGGAAACAGATTTAGCAAATGGAGATCACAATATGCTACGAGGAGATCCTTCTCTTACAAATGTCTTTGATACCTACAATCCTTCTAGTGCTTTAATTAGATAACTATGAGTGTTATTTCAAGATCTATACCTACATTACTAAGAGGTATATCGCAGTCTTCTGATGCCTTGAAGCAAGCAGACCACGCTGATATACAAGACAATGCTGATAGCAACCCTGTTCTTGGTCTTACTAAAAGGTCGGGATCTCAGTTCTTAGCTTCAGTTGGTAGTTCTACTCTTGGTAATGTTCATATACAAACTATAAATAGAGATGCTAGTGAACAGTATGTAGCGATATTTAGTAATGGTAATGTCAAAGTTTATGAGTTAGATGGTACAGAAAAAACAGTAACAAAACCTGATGGTACTGCTTACCTAAATACATCAGATCCTAGAAGTGTAATAAAGACAGTAACTATTGCTGACTTTACTTTTGTTGTTAACACAAGCATTACAACAGCAATGGATTCTGCCTTATCAAATAGTGCTAGTAATATAACTCAAGCAATAGTCTTTATAACTCAAGCAACAGCTAAAACAACTTACTCTGTGACTGTAGATGGAGTGACAGTTACCGATAATACAGATGGTAATGATCCTCTTTCAACTGATACTGTAGCTTCTGATCTTGCTGCTGGATTAAATTCTGGTCTTACAGGTTTTACGATTGCTAGGAATGGTCCTGTAATTCATATAAAGAAAACTGATGGTAGTGATTTTTCTATAGATGGTACTGATACTCAAGGTAATACCAAGATGACAGTAATAAAAAATTCAGTACAGCAATTTACTGATCTACCAAATGTGTCACCTAATGGATATGTAGTAGAGATTACAGGTGATGAAGGTACAAATTTTGATAACTACTACGTTAAATTTACAACTAATAATGGTAATGCTTTAGAAGAAGGGCAATGGCAAGAAACAGTAGAAGCTGGCATAACTTTTAAATTTGATTATGCAACCATGCCCCATGTTTTAATAAGACAGGCAGATGGTAATTTTAGATTTGCAAGAGTAGATGGTGATACTTATACATTATCTGGTACTACTTATACATTACCTAAATGGGGTGAACGTGTTGTTGGTGATTTAGTATCTTCACCAAACCCTTCTTTTATTGGTAATAAAATCAATAACGTATTCTTTTTTAGAAATAGACTTGGTTTTTTAGCAGCAGACAATGTAATACTTTCAACAGTATCAGAGTTCTTTAACTTTTTTTCTGAGACAGTCATATCAGTTTTAGATACTGAACCCATAGATGTAGCTGCTTCTCATACCAAAGTTGCGATCTTAAAACACGCAGTAACTATGGGAGAAAAGTTAATATTATTTTCTGAACAAACGCAATTTGTATTATCAAGTTCAGCAGATAACCTTACACCTTCAACAGCTAACGTACTTGTACAAACTGAGTTTGAAAGCAACGCAGCAGCACAACCTGTAGGTTCTGGTTCTTCTATTTATTTCTTAACTAAGAAAGGTTCTTTCGCAGGTATCAGAGAATATATTATTGCAGGTAATCAACAAATCCAAGATGCAGCAAACACAACTATTCATGTACCAAGACTGATACCAAGTGGTATTTTTAAAATGGCAGTATCTAATAACCAAGACATTCTTGTTTTGCTTGGTACAGAAAATCCAAACAAGCTATATGTAAACAGATGGTTATATGGAGATGGTTTTAGTAAAGCTTTAAATGCTTGGTTTACTTATACCTTTAATAGTAATAGGTCTATTTTAAATGTTGATTTTATTGGTACTGATTTAATAATGGTTGTAGAAGAAGCTAATGGTGTGACTTTAGAAAAGATACCATTTGAGACAAACTTTAGAGAACCTAACGCAGACTTTGAATATCATCTAGATCATAAAGTAACTGAAGCAACTTCTGGTGTATCAGTATCTTATAGTTCTGGTACTGGTCTATCTACATTTACAGTTCCTTATAGACTAAGAGCCAATATGAATATTGTTGGTAGGTATCTGGCAAATGGAGAGACAAGTACATTTGTAAATGCTCAAGGCAATACAAAAACTCTTGTGTCAGGGCAAGCACTTACGACTACTAATGCAACTAATGGTTCTACTTCTACTATTACTGCTACAGGAGACTTTAGAAATAGTAAATTTATTATTGGTGAACCTTATGAAATGCACTATAGATTTAGTCAACAAAGACTAACTCAAGGTGGTGGAGGTGCTACTGAACTTATAAGTGGTCGATTACAAATACATCATTTTTATATTAAGTATGAAGATTCTGGTTTCTTTCAAGTAGAAGTAACACCTGAGAATAGAGATACATCCCTACATAAATTTACTGGTCGTTTGCTTGGTGCTGCTTCTGCTTCTATTGGTCAGATTAATTTAGACACAGGAACATTTAAAGTACCTATTATGAGCAAATCAGATAGAGTAGATATAGATGTCAAGAACAATACTTTCTTGCCTACTTTATTAGCTAGTGCAGAATATGAAGGAGTATTCCACATGAGGAGTAGAAGAGCTTGATGGGATATTTAAGAAAATCAAAGCTATCAGATCTTAATTATGTATGCCAAAACATGAGACAGATGGATAGGTTAGAAGGTTTATATCAAACAGGACAAGACCCAGAAGAAGCTTTGCGTTTATGTTACTTGTTTGGTCAAAAAGTTTTAACAATAGCTGGTGACGAAGATCAACCTATGGGGTTATGTGGAGTAATAAAAGGTGGTTGTATATGGATGATATGTACAGATGAATTGTTTTCTAATAAAAAATATAAAATACAACTTATAAGAAAAGGTCGAGAATGGGTAGATAGTTTGTTGAAATCTTATAAAGTCCTATATAATTTTGTATATGCAGAGAATGATTCTGCTATAAAGTGGTTAGAAGCACTTGGTTTTGTTTTTATAAAGTATCACGCAAAGTATGGACAACATGAAAAACCATTCTATGAATTTCTGAGGATTGCCTAAATGTGTTCACCTCTTGTAGCTTTATCTGCTGGTATCTCTGCATTTCAAGGGCTTGCTATGCGTGGTGCTGCACAAGATGCTGCTTCACAAGCATTTGAAGTAGAAAAAGAAGGTGTAGCTAATGCTGAAACTGACAAAAGGAATAAACAAGCAGCTTTAGCAGAACAATTAGATGATAAAAATAAAACTTCTGCACAAGATAAATTTGCTAAAAGAATTGATTCTTTAAGAACTCAAGCTTCACTTTTAGCTACAGGAAAGTCAGGAGTAAGTTTTGGTTTAATACTACAAGACAATGAAAGACAGGCAGCAAACTACAGAGAATCTATAAGACAATCATTAGAATCAGCAAGAAGACAGCATACAAGATCTTTACAGCAAACAGAATCACAGTATCAAAGTATAAGAAATCAATACAGAAGCCAAACACAACAAGCATATAATCAAATACCTTCTCTAGGATCAGTATTATTAGGTGCAGCTTCAAGTGGCTTGCAAACTCAAATTGCATTAGGATAATAAAATTATGTCATCAAGTTTTCAAAGTACTGCCTATCAATCCTTTGCTTCACCAGTTGATACGTTTGTAGAACCTGTTAAGGTCTTGCCTAAGACTAATATGATGGCACTTGCTGAAACTTTAAAAGTTGTTAATCCAGTATTAGAAAAATTTATAGAAAGTAAAATTGAAGACAAAAGAGCAGAATTATCAGAAGAAGCATTTAATGATGCTTTAGATAGTTCGGGGGAAGATTGGGCTGACGCATCTAAATATTTAAAATCTAATAATATCTTTGGTGGTAATAGACTTTATAACAAGGTTTTTAAAAGAACAAAAGCTACTATTTTAGGTGGTGGTTTAGAAAGTAAATTTAAAACTGAATATAATAGTGCAGAAGTAGATGGAGTTCCTTTATCACAATTCTCTTTAGAATCTAAAGAATTTCAAGATTGGTTAAACGAAACAAGAACAGATGTTCTTAATTCTTTAGGTGATGTAGATAGCGATACTTTTAATAAGAAATTTTTTCCATATCTTATAAACGCTACAACTAAAATAACTGACATTCACGAAGACAAACATGAGGAATTTCAAGTTGAAAAATTAAATATTGATGCTGCTGGTCTTGCTAAAAATATAATTAATTTTCAAACAGCAGGTCCAGATTCAGATGACGTTAGCAAAAATCAATTTTTATTATTAACAGCTTCTATAAATCAATTTGAGAATGACATAAATAAATTAGGATTAAGTTCAGCAAATAGATCAAAAATTAATAAAACTATATTAGATAGTCTTAGTGCTGAAGCAAAAAGAATTGGGTTTGATACTGGTGATGTAGATTTAGCTTTGTCAATTTTTAAGAGTGCAGATCAATTTCCTTTTGGTCCTAGTGGAAAATTAACTTTATTAGACCATCCTGACTACGTTGAGATAGAAAACAAATTAAGAGAAGAGGTTGAAGACTATACAGACAAATCAGATAGAAGAGACAGAGCTAATTTAAAGAGGGAGAAAGAAAAAGCCTTAGAATTAGGTATGTTAAATGCTGCTGGTTTAATTGATCAAGGAAAAAGTAAAGAAGCTTTTGACCTAATAGATAACTTACAAAGTCAATTCCCATTGCTTGCAACAAAAATACAGTCAAATGCAGAAGTTTTAGGTAGTGGTGATGAAAATGAAAGATTTGGTTTATTACTTTTTAATATACAAGAAGGTAATTTCGCAACATTATCAGATGCAAGAATAGCAGCTTGGGCTTGGTATAGTGATCCAAGTACAGTTAAAAATGAAAATAATACAAATAGATTAAATCAAGCAATGATACTTGCAGGTTCAGTTGATAAAGGACTTTTAGAACCTTTAAATTCTTATTTTAGAGGATTTGAAGATCAAGCAAAGATTATAATAGATTTAGATGACAGGTTTAAATCGTTTAAATTAATAGGTGCAGACCAACAATTAGCTACTATAAAACTTAATCTTGAATTTTTTAAGAGTGAATTTAGAGAATACAAATTAGCTAATCCTAATGTAGGTAGAAAAGAACTTGATTCTAAATATGAAGAACTTAAAGAAAAATATAACAAAAAAATATTTAGTGATTTTGAAACTTTACTAGACCCTTCATCAGACCAAGTTGACAATAATACAGAATTTATAAATCAAAACCAAAGCGGACTTGAAGGAGTAAGTACAGAAGTAATAGAGAAAGAAAAAGAAACTTCTGATTTCTTTGGTAATACATCTTTACCTTCGATTGAATCAAGAATTATTGAAGAATTAACAAGTATGGGAGGTATTACAAAAGAAAACAGAGACACGTTACTTCAAACAGTAATAGCTGAAAAAGAAAAAATGAACTTTACTAATGTTGTAGGTAAATCAGAAGCAGATCGAATAATTAGATTTTTACAGACAGGTGAATATGGATATGGTAAAGGTGGTCCTAGAGTTTATGAACCCATGAAGTTATTAGTAGATGATTTTGAAGCTAGTGTATTTAGTGATGTTAGTGAAGAAGAATCACCCACTACTGTTGAAGTTCAGCAAGGAGATACTTTAGGTCAAATAGCAGAAGAATTTGGTATTCCTTTAAAAGCTTTTATGGAAGCAAACAACATAACTAATGCAGATTTAATAAGAGCAGGTCAAGAATTAATTGTACCAATGGTTGAAGCTGCTACTCCTAATAAAACAGAAACAAAAAATAAGTTACCAGAAGTAGAATTAAATAAATTAAGACAAGAAATAAAATTAAAGACAAATAAAAAACAACCTCTTAATAAACAACAAATAAATAAACTATTACTTAATGCAGGGTTTACACAAGAACAGGCAAAAATAATGACTGCTATAGCTATGGCTGAATCAGCTAACAAAGCAAATGCTTTCTATGGTGGTACAGAAAAAGAACCAGAAGAATCTTATGGTCTATTTCAAATAAATATGTATAACTACAAAGGTATGGAATTAGGAAATGATAGACAACCTAAACTTGGTATAGATAATAATGAAGCTTTATATGATCCAGTACTTAATGCTATAGCTGCTAAATTAGTGTTTGATGAAACACAGGCACAAAAAGGTAATGGTTATTTAGCTTGGGGTGTCTATTCTAAAGATGGAGAAACTGAAGCTCCTGACGCTAGATACAAACAATTTCTTGATTAAACATGACTGATTCAAACATCAATAGTCTTCTAAACAATGAAGAGGAAGAAGAAAAGAAAAAGATAGAAACACCTCAGACAGATGCTTTATTTGATCGGTTTGATAACCAACCCCTTTCTGCTGTAAGTAAAGTTATAAACAAAAGCCAAGCAGGTGTAGTAGATTTTTTTGATAATAAGTTCTTAGGAGATCAAAGGAGTTTTGAAGAAATACTAGAGAACAGATCAAGAATAAGAAATGAAGCAGAAGAAAAACGACAAGATGTAAGTGAAGAGATAACAAAAACAGCATCTTCACAAGTTGTAAGAGGTGCTATTACTGGTCCTTTAAAAGCAATAAACGAAACTGTAGAGTTTGCAGATGATATATACGACTATATAGCTGGTAATCCATACGATAATAATGACCTTATTGATTACAGTTATTTTGAAAGAGAAGATGATAATGCGTTTTATCAAATACCACAAGCTATAACTCAATTCTTAATACCTATGGGGATCTTTAGTAAAGGTCTTAAAGGTATAAAAAACCCTTGGACAAGAAACCTTGTTGCAGGTTTTCTTACTGATTTTGTAGTAGAAGATCCATACGAACAAAACCTTTACAACATGGTTGATGAGTATGAAGGAATGTTAGAACCACTTGTAGATATATTTAAAATGCCAGCTTCAATATTTAAAGCTGATAATGATATATCTCCTATAGAAGCAAGATTAAGAAAAGGTCTTGGTGGTGTAGTTGTAGGAGAAGCTTTAACAGGGTTAGCTGTAGGGTTAAAAGCTTTTAGAAATTCTGATCTTGCTCCACAAGTATTAGCAACCTTAGAACGTAAAAGAAAATTAAAATTTAAAGACCTTGGTATTGATGAAGCTGGTAACGAATTATTAGATGAAAAAGTTATTGATTTAATAAAACCTCTAGAAGTAAAGAAAGGACAAGGTATAGGAGATACTTCACAAGTACCAGAAGTCGGTGACAAAATAGAATCTACATTTAACCCAGACTTAACTGGTGGTGGTATTGATGAACTTACAGATACTCTTTTAAATATTGCTGAGTACTTTAGAGATACAGATGAATTAGATCAATGGGCTAGGTCTGTTGGTTTAGGTGATATGTTTGCTGCTTCTCAAAGACAAACAAAAGGTCAAGCATTGGAAGCTGCTAGATTTTTCTTGCAAGAATTTGGACCTTATAAAAGAACTAAGAATGGCAAAATAATAAACAACCCAAGATATTTACCTGCTACAACTATATCAATTAATCAAATGATGAATAAAAATGGCGAAGCTGTTTTTAATTTGTCTGCTGCTTTGCATAATGCTATAGCTACAAAAAATACAGATCTTATAAAACAAATAAAACCAGCATTTTTAAAGGAAACAAAAGTATTAAAAGGTCTTGTTTACTTAAATAAAGGAGTTGGGTCTTTGACTTCACAAACTCTAGGTGCTAGAAGAGTTGCAGGTGATTTAAGAGATACAGTAACAGAAGCTAAAGATTTTGGTAGAAGATCTAGAGGTACGGAAAATATAAATTCTATAAATAGAGATTTTATTGAGTCTGTAGGAGTAAGTGAAATAGATGAAACCTTTAATAAAATTTTTGATTTAGTAGAAAAAGGAGATCAAGAAGCTGCCTTAGCTTTAACACGACTTACAAAATATTTAAACATAGCAGGTGGTAATCCAGAAGTTATGAAACACATGATTAAAAAAGGATTACTTTTAAAAGGTGTAGAATTTACAAACGAAATATTTATTAACTCTATTCTTAGTGGTCCACCTACTCATATAGTTAACCTTTTATCTACAAGTTTAAATACTTTATCAAAACCATTAAGTCAATCTACTGGTGCTGCAAAAATTACTTTTAGAAAAGATATGAATATTTCTTTTGCAGATACACTTTTAAACAAAAGAGATAATTTAGTATTTAAACCAGAATTTAATACAGATGAGTTTATAAAAGGTTGGAAACAATTTATATATATGAGTGAGTCTTTAGGTGATGCGTTTAATATTGCTCGTAAAGCTTTTAAAGTAAATGAGAATATTCTTGATAGAGGTGCAATGGTTTCAGATGCACAACGAGTATCAAGAAACATAAATGCAGAAGATGTAAGAAATTTTGCAGATCAAAATATTGTCACTAGGGGTACTGTAAAACCATTCGTTGATGTTTTTCTTGCTGATGCTTGGCTTCCTTCTATCTATAACAATTTTAGAAGAATAAATGGTTTTGGTTCTCGTATGTTAATTACAGAAGATGAGTTTTTAAAACAAGTTAATTTTAGAGGTTATGTAAAAGCAGAAGCTTGGGAGCAAGGAATAAGAAAAAATTTGCAAGGAGAACAATTAAAAAAATACATTACAACACAAACAGAAAAAGTATTTAAAATTGTTGATACTGGCAGTACTAAAAAGATGCCAAAAAGTATTCAAGATATGTATAAGAAAGCAAAAGATTTTGCTGCTGAAGCTACATTCACAAAAGAATTAGACCCTAAATCTTTTAGCGGAAGAGTACAAAATTTTGCACAACACCCTTATGGAAGAATAGTTTTTCCTTTTGTAAGGACTCCTATAAATATTCTTAAAACACAAATGAGATATACACCTGTTGTAAATTTATTTATGAGTGAATACAGGCAAGCACTTAGAAGTACAGATCCTAATATTGCTGCAAGAGCTAGAGGTGAAATGTATTTAGGTGGTGGGTTTGCTGCTTCAGTAGCTTTGATTGCTAGAGATATGGAAAATCCTTTTGCAGAGATAGGCATGACAGGTGCAGGTCCTAATACAGTAGGATTTGGTGATGCAGCAGAAGCAAACAGAACATTAGTAAAACAATTAAAAGAAGAAGGCTGGCAACCATATTCATTTAGATTTTTGGTAAGAGATTCAAATGGAGAAATAGTTTTAACAAAAAGTGGTAAACCAAAATATAAATATATTTCTTATAAAAGACTTGATCCTTGGTCTGGTTTATTTATGCTTGCAGCAGATTTTGTAGAAGTAGAAGGTCAAATAGGTAATCAACAACGAAACGATTTTACTACTGCTCTTGCCGTTGCTATTGCAAGGAACTTAACAGACAGAACTTATATAAGAGGTCTTAGCGAAGTTGCTGAAGGCATACACAATCCTTATGCGTTACAAAGTTTACTAGCAAGAAGAGTTGCTAATATTATTAATCCTGTTGCTGGATTAGGTAGATCGGTCAAAAGAGCTACAGACAAAACAAAACTTGATACTACATATTATCCAGCAGATGAAATGATTACAGGTCTTAGACAAACTCTAAATGAATTAGCTAGAACAATACCTTATTTCAATGCAGACTTAGAGCCTGATAGAAACTGGTTAACAGGCTCAGTTGTTAAATATCCTAGTGGTTTTGGACCAGAAACCTTTGATGTTTTAAATCCTTTTACTTCTACTAATACAAAAGATAATTATGTTCTTAGTGTTATTAATGATTTAAATATATCTTTGCAACCACCCAAGAAATTCTTTTTTAGGAAACAAGGAATACAAGGAAGTGGTATTGAACTTACAAGCAAACAATATGCAAGTTATGTTAAGTACTTATCTTTTAATACTAAATCTTTTAATTTTAAAACTTCTTCTGGGTATAAAATCAAAGATGGTGACAGATTAATTGTAGCTTTATACAAGAGATTAAATGAACTTGATATGAAAGCCTTTTATAAAACTGCTATGGGTGAAGAAGTTGATTCAACAAATCAAGATATTATGGTTGGAGTTCAAGACAATGCAAGGAGTACAATTTCAAGAGAGATTAAAAGTATAGTGGCAGATTTTAAAGTAAACGCAAGAAATGAATGGTTACGTTTGCCAGAAAATAGAGAATTATTTAAAAGATATTCTGCTAATATATCAGTAATTGGCAATGAAACAACCAAAGCAACAGTTACTAACTTGGAAAAACTTAAAAGACTCGGCAATTAATTATGGCTACCAACACAACTGCTACCTCGCAAACTCATAACGGAAATGGTAGTACAGCCAGCTTTGCAATATCTTTTTCTTTCTTAGATAATACTGAAGTTGATGTAAGAGTAGGAGGAGTTCTTAAAACAATAACTACTCACTATACAATTAGTGGTTCGACTGTTACTTTTACTTCTGGTAACATACCTCCTTCTGGTACTGCCAATATATCTTTTACAAGAGATACAAATATAAGTAATAAAAAGGTAGATTTTGCTGATGGTAGTGTTTTAACAGAAACAGATTTAGATAATAATAGTGACCAAATATTATTTGCTCAACAAGAATTTACCAATGATTATGTAAAAAGAGATGGCTCACAAACAATTACAGGTGATTTAGTTTTTGAAGGTGCGACTGATGATGATAATGAAACAACACTAGCAATAACAAATCCTACTGCTGATCGAACAATAACCATACCTGACATTACAGGTACAGTCGTAACTACAGGTGATACAGGTACAGTATCAAATCAAATGATTGCTGGTGATGCTGTCACAAACGCAAAGATAGCTGATGACAGTATAGATTCAGAGCATTATGTAGATGGCAGTATAGATACACAACATATAGCGAATGAAAATATAACAACAGCTAAATTAGCAAATGACGCTGTTACGTCAGCTAAACTAGCCGACAATGCAGTTGTTACAGCTAACATTACAGATAGCAATGTCACTACAGCTAAAATTGCAGACAGTAATGTAACAACAGCCAAGATTGCAGCAGACGCTATAAATGGAACAAAAATTGCAGATGACTCAATAAACTCTGAACATATTGTTGACGGAAGTATTGATGCGGTTCATTTGGCTGCTGATGTAGTTGACGGAACAAAGATAGCAGATGATTCAATTAACTCTGAACATTATGTAGATGGAAGTATAGATACAGCACATATAGCTGACAGTCAAATTACTTCTGCCAAGATTGCAGACGGAACTATAGTTGCTGGTGATTTAGCAAGTGATTCTGTAACTACTGCCAAGATAACTGATGCAAACGTAACTACAGCTAAGATTGCAGACAGCAATATAACAACTGCCAAGATTGCAGATAGTAATGTAACAACAGCAAAAATAGCTGATTCTAATATTACTACAGCTAAGATAGCTGATGATGCTGTTACAAACGCAAAGATAGCTGATGGCACATTAGATGGTAGATATTACACAGAAACAGAATTAGATGCTGGTCAACTAGATAATAGGTATTACACAGAAACAGAATTAAATGCTGGTCAATTAGATAATAGATATTATACAGAAACAGAATCAGATGCTAGATATTTCAATATAAGTACAGGCGACACAATAAAAGATGGCGATACATTTCCAGATAACGATACAACGATTGCTACAACCGCAGCTATCAACGACAGGATTATTGATCTTGTAGATGATGTTGGTGGTTTTGTACCAATAGCAAGCGAAACAAATTTTCCTACAGCTAACCCTGACGTAAATAATGGTAGTGGTACTCTTGTATCTATCAAAGCAATAGGCAGTACACGAACACCAAGTGGCGGTACAGTTAGTATTTCAAATGGTTCTGGATCTAATACTGTAACAATTACAGGTTGTGGTTCTACAGTTCTTACAGCAGGTTTTGGTGTAATAGTAGAAACCACCTCAACATTACATACATACGCATTTCATAGATTAGTACCGAAAGCAACAGAAGTTACAACTGTAGCTGCAAACGCAACTAACATTGCTGCTGCTGGTGCTAATACATCTAATATTAATTCTGTAGTTAGTAATGCAAGCAATATAAATACTGTAGCTGGTATATCTAGCAACGTAACAACTGTAGCTGGTGTAGCATCTAATGTTACAACAGTCGCAGGTATATCATCTGACGTTACTGCTGTTGCAGCAGACGCAACAGATATAGGTGCTGTAGCTGCTAAAGCAACAGAAATAGGAAGGCTAGGTACTGCTGATGCTGTAGCCGATATGAATACTTTAGGTACTACAGCAATCGTATCTGACTTAAATACTTTGGCAGACATATCAAGCAATATAACAACAGTTGCTGGTATCTCAAGTAACGTGACAACTGTTGCTGGTATATCGTCTAATGTTACTTCTGTAGCAAACAACTCAAGCAATATAAATAGTGCAGTATCTAATGCAAGCAACATTAACTCTGCTGTATCTAACGCAAGTAATATAAATACAGTCGCAGGTAATAATAGTAATATAACCACAGTTGCAGGTGCTAACTCCAACATTACAACAGTTGCAGGTGCTAACAGTAATATCAGTACAGTTGCTAGTGCTATAGCTAACGTCAATACAACTGCAAGTAATATAAGTAATGTAAATAACTTTGCTGAAAAATATCAAATAGCTTCTTCTGATCCTTCAACAGATGGTGGTGGTAATGCACTAGCAGAAGGAGATTTATATTTTAATACTACTGCTGACGAACTAAAAGTTTATAACGGAGGTGCTTGGCAAGGTGGAGTAACAGCTAGTGGTAACTTTGCTTCTACAACTGGTAATACATTTACTGGCAGTAATATACATAATGACAACGTAAAGTCTATTTATGGTACAAGTTCTGATGGCTTAGAGATATTTCATAACGCTAGTGACTCTGTAATTAACGATCAAGGTACAGGTAGTTTAAAATTACAAACTGGTGGTTCTACAAAAATAGAAGTTACAAGTACAGGAACTTCTGTCACAGGTAATATTGTCGTATCAGGTAACGTAGATGGTCGTGATATAGCTGCTGATGGTACAAAACTAGATGGTATTGAAAGTTCAGCTACAGCCGATCAGACTGCTGCTGAGATTAGAACATTAGTTGAATCTGCATCTGATAGTAATGTCTTTACAGACGCAGATCATACTAAATTAAATGGCATAGAAGCTTCTGCTACAGCAGACCAAACAAAATCAGATATAGATGCTCTTGGTATTGCAGCTTCTACAGCGGCTACACTTGCCAATGCAAGAACCATTGCAGGGGTTAGCTTTGATGGTTCGGCAAATA